AAAGCTTTTGACAACTTTCAAAATAAAATCGGTTCATCAAAAGATGGTCCTGTTAAGGAGACAAATTCTGAAGCTATTAGAATTCTCCCAGCGGTATTGAAACGAGCCGGAAAAACGTTCATGTTCCAAGATAACTTTAATAACTCATCGGATTCTCTCAAAAGAGATGAATTTGATGATGTTAGTCTTGGAACATTTTTAAAAGTCAAAGAAGGTTTTCTTACATTATTAGAAATTTTCCATTTGTATGGATTAAGAAGACCAAAAATAACTGATGATTTCACCTATAATAAGAAGTTAATTCGAATTGTGATTTCATCAATGCGCTTGATGCTTATTTTTCTCCGTAAAAATGGAGAAGGAGAGTGGGTTTCATACTTTAAGTACAAGTGTCTATCTTTCTATGCTCATTACGAGTCTGAAAAGACCGATCTCTATCCCAAACCTAAAGGTTTGGAATCAAATGATAAAGACAATGTAATCTTCGGCGGGATAATTTACTCGTGGCAGAAGATGATTTTCAACCGTTATCGCAATGGAAAGGATGAAATTTTCCTTAGTTTCATCCTTAGTATTAATATGGCTAAGATGGGCATGCCTCGACCAGATGAGGAATATGTTGCAAAGAAAGTAAATGAAACTCGTAATCATCTGACCAGTGAACCGCGGCCTTTACCTGATACAATTAATTTTAATTATAAAGGCTCTATTATTCCTTTGAATAAGGAAATTTTCAAAGAGGAGTTAAGAAGAACGGCTCGAGAAGTCTTCTGGTATTCTAAATACACAAAAGAAGATCACTACGAACCCTTTTTCCCTTCGACAAGCTCCAATTATAACAATTCTCTTTTAGAGGGTGGTTGTGTTGTTGAGCTCTTTGATAGATTTAGGCGGTTTGGTTTTAAAGATCGATCAATTGTTGAAACCGGTACGGTTTCAGCTGACCTTTATCATGCTTTATCTTTAAAGTATGGAAAGGAAGGCTATGAAGAACAATTAATGATGGATCTTGACGATGAATGTGTTGGGAAAAGTGACGCAATTACTTATGATGCATCTGAGTTTTTAGATGCTTGGAAACTGTTTATGGATCGGTTAAAGCTTGATGCTTATCGAGAAGAACCTCTTGTTTATCCCGTTGGATTATCCGAAGCTTTGAAAGCTAGGGTTATCTCCAAAGGTCCTTGTTTGCTTTATACTTACTTGAAGCCATTTCAAAAATTTTTATGGCGAACACTTAAAGTAAATTCAGTTTTCGAGTTAATTGGGAAACCAGTTGAGTCATATATGATTGATGATCTCTTTCCTTCGATCTCTCCCGATGAAATTATCATTAATGGAGATTATAAAGCATCGACCGATAATTTGAGAACATGGGTCTCTGAA